AAATTAATATAGATGAAGAACAATGTGATGATAGAGTAGATGATGCACTTCAGTATTTTGCAGAGTATCATTTTGACGGTGTGGAAAAAGTTTTCCTTAAACATACTATAACAGCAGACGATATTACAAATGAATATATTCCTATGGATGATCCTGCTGACCCAGTAGGAGGTCCTGTTATTAGTGTTACTAGAGTGTTGCCTATTCCAAATTTTAATGCATTTCAAACTGGTTTTTTTAATGAAGAATATCAATTAAGATTACAAGATTTAGATAATTTTCAAGGTTCTTCATTAATATCATGGGCTACAAGTTTACAAAACTTTTCATTGGTTGAAAATTTATTTTCAGTTTCAGCAACAATGTTATTTAATCGTAAACAAAATAGATTATATCTTGAAACAGATTGGGTAAATAAATTTACTGCTGGTGATATTCTTATTATTGAATGTTATCGTATTTTAGATCCTACACAATATACAGAAGTATATGATGATATGTTTTTAAAACAATATGCAACAGCTTTAATCAAAAGACAATGGGGAGAGAACTTAAAGAAGTTTGAAGGAGTTCAACTTCCGGGTGGTGTTACACTTAACGGTAAAGTAATATATGATGAAGCTGTAGAAGAAATTCTTAGAATAGAAGAACAAATGAGTTTAAGATGGGAACTTCCACCTGATGGGTTTATAGGCTAATGGCAACTAATTTATATTTCAATAATGTAGAATCTCACTCTGAACAAGAGTTGATAAACTCTTTAACTAGTGAGGTAATACAAGTACATGGAATGGATGTATATTATCTTCCGAGAACTTTAATCAAAGAAGATTTGATTATGGGAGAAGATGTGTTGTCTAAATTTTCTACTGCATATGAAGTTGAAATGTATTTAAAAAATGTAGAAGGATTTGGTGGTGAAGGTGACTTGGTTGGTAAGTTTGGTTTGGATGTTCGTGATGAAGTTATTTTTACAGTTCATTCAGATAGATTTAATTTGGCTACAAATATGGATATACCATTGGAAGGAGATTTAATTTTCTTACCAATGAGTAAAGGACTTTTTGAAGTCAAGTTTGTTGAACACGAACAACCATTTTATCAAGCTGGTAAGAATTATAGTTTTGATATTACTTGTGAACTTTTCCAATATAGTGAAGAACAATTAGACACCGGTGTTTCATCTATAGACAATATAGAAAAGGTACAATCCGCTGCAATTGATCTTCTTATGAATACTGGTGGTAGTGGAGCTTTTACTATTGATGAATCTGTTTATCAAGGAGCAAATCTTGCCGCGGCAACGGGTAAGGGTGTGGTTGTTAGTTGGACTGCATCAACAAGAACTTTAAGAGTTAATGATACGTCAGGAACTTTTGCTGCTGGTACTGCAACAATTGGTGCAACTAGTAGTGCTAGTTGGGTATTAACATCACATGATACACAAGCATTACCAACGACACCATTTGCTGATAATAAAGAATATGAAACTTTAGGTGATACAGTACTTGATTTTTCAGAAAATAATCCGTTTGGAGATGTAACTTAATGTTTGGTACTTATTTTTATAATAAAAATATTCGGAATATTGTAATTCTTTTTGGCACCGTATTTAATAATATTGGTATCAGACGTACTGATGCAGCTGGTGTAGTTCAAGAAGAATTTAAAGTTCCAATTGCATACGGACCTGCAGAAAAATTTTTAGTACGGTTACGACAGGGTATTGCCAAAAGTAAAGGTCAAATTGGTTTAACATTACCTAGAATGTCTTTTGAGTTTACAGCAATTACTTATGATCCTGGCAGAAAACAACAATCAACTAAACGATTTAAAAAAGTAAAAACTTCAGATGTTACTAAACAAACATCTGTATATAATCCAGTACCATATAATTTTGATTTTACTTTAAGTGTTATGGTCAAAAATTCTGATGACGGATCTCAAATACTTGAACAGATATTACCATATTTTACACCAGAGTATCAAGTTACAATGAATGAAATGAGTACAATGGGAATAAAAAGAGATATACCAATTATATTTACGGGACTATCTACAGAAGATAGTTATGAAGGAGATTTTCTTACTCGCCGTGCAATTATACATACTTTAACTTTTACGGTTCAAGGTTATATGTATGGACCTGTAGGAGATATAGGAATTATTCGTACTGTAATTGTTGATAGTAGTTTAGATGCATCTCCTGAACTTGGTCAAACAAAAGGAGCTCACGAAACACGAATGACAAAAACTCCTAAAGCTAATACAGATATTAATGAAGATGGAAGTATTAATACAGCTGATGATGCTCTTGTTACACCAGACCATGATTATGGGTTTAATGAAACATATACTGATATGGGATAAGAATGAAGAAAAAAACTGTTGAAAAATTAAATAAATTTTTAGATATTAATTCTGATTTGATTCCAATGCCTAAAAATGGTAAAGTAGAAATATCACCAACCGTTGATGTTAGTACTGTTGATCTAACGACTGATTATAATTATTCAAGAGATCAATACCATAATTTAATTGGAAAGGGTAATGAAGCACTTGAAGAATTATTAGAAATTGCAAAAGAATCAGAATCACCAAGAGCATTTGAAGTTACGGCACAATTATTAAGAACAATTTCAGATACTACAAAAGAATTGTTGCAATTACAAAAAACAAAAAAAGAAGTGGCAAGAGAAAACAAGGATCCACATACAGTAAATAATTCTTTATTTATTGGTAGTACGAAAGAACTTCAAGAATTATTGAATAAGAAAAATGCCGACAGCTAAAAATTATTTAGGAAATAGTTTACTTAAAGCTGCTGGAGTTGCACATAATTTTACAAAAAAAGAAATTTCAGAATATCTTAAATGTAAAGAAGATATTGTTTATTTTCTTAAAACTTATGTAAAAATTGTTCATGTTGATAAAGGATTAATACCCTTCAATCTTTATCCATTTCAAGAACAACTTATTCGACATCTTGAAAGTAATAGATTTAGTATTATTAAATCTGCACGACAGTCTGGTAAATCAGTAACAAGTCTAGGTTATCTTTTACACTATATTCTTTTCAATCAATCAAAGATTGTAGGTATTCTTGCTAATAAAGCTGCAACGGCAAGAGAACTATTAAATCGTATTCAAGTTGCATATCAGTACCTTCCAAAATTTTTACAGCAGGGTATATTAGAATGGAATAAAGGAAGTTTAGAATTGGAAAATGGTTCTAAAATTCTTGCATCTTCTACATCTTCTTCAGCTATTCGTGGTTTTAGTTTTTCAGCTGTACTGTTAGATGAGTTTGCATTTGTTCAGAGAAATATTGCGGATGAATTTATTAGATCAGTTTATCCTACAATTTCTTCTGGTGTAGATACAAAAATTATCATGGTGTCAACACCAAATGGTTTTAATATGTTTTATAAATTTTGGAATGATGCAGAAAATAGTACTAATGAATTTAAACCATTTAAAATTCATTGGTCATCAGTTCCGGATAGAGATGAAAATTGGAAAAATGAAATTGTTAATAATGTAGGTGCTGATACTTTTAGGCAAGAGTATGATGCTGAATTTTTGGGATCAACTAACACACTTATTTCGTATGAAAAATTACAAGAACTTTCATATAATAAACCTGTATTTTCCAGAGATACTTTAGATGTTTATGAGGAACCTATTCCTAAATGCTCATATGTAATATGTGTAGATGTAGCAAGGGGCCAGGGTTTAGATTTTTCTGCCTTTACAGTAATTGATGTTACACAAATACCGTATAAAGTTGTAGCTAAATTTAGGAATAATCATATTGCCCCGCTTGTCTTTCCCAATATTATAAATAATATAGGTAAGAAGTATAATAATGCTTATATTCTTGTTGAAGTGAATGATATCGGATCTCAAGTATCTGATGTTTTACACCATGATTTAGAGTATGAAAATTTGATTTCAACGGCATGGTATGGGCGACATGGTCAACAAGTATCTGGTGGTGTTAAGAAAGATTCTCAATTTGGTGTACGAACAACCAATCAAGTTAAAAAAATAGGTTGTTCCAATTTAAAAGCACTTATTGAGGATGACAAAATTATTATACCAGATTTTGATATTATTACTGAATTGACAACCTTTGTTCAGTCAAAAGATTCGTTTGCAGCTGAAGAAGGTGCTAATGATGATTTAGTTATTACATTAGTTTTATTTGCATGGTTAATAGATCAACAATATTTTAAAGATATGACGAATCAAAATATACGAGAAACTTTATATAAAAATCAATTACAACATATAGAAGATATGACAATACCGTTTGGGATAATTGATAATGGGTTGAATGAAACAGAATACATAAAAGATTCTGAAGGTACAACATGGACTGTAGTAAAATAATAGAGAATTACCTATATCAATATTAGAAATGTAAAACAGGAGAAACCAAATGCCATTTCAAGTGTCACCAGGAATTAATACTTCCGAAATAGACTTAACGACAGTTGTACCTAATGTTTCTACAAGCATTGGTGCTATAGCTGGTGGATTCCAATGGGGTCCGGTTTTGGAAAGAACATCCATAACCACAGAAAACGATTTAGTAAATACTTTTGGAAAACCAGATAGTTATACATATCAATCTCATATGGTTGCTGCAAACTATCTTGCTTATTCAAATAATCTTATTGTTACACGAGCAGTTGGTGCAGCAGCAATGAACTCTCATGTTGGAGATGATGATGTTGGTGGAACAGCAACACAAGTATTAAATTCAACCGACTGGGATACCGAAACAATGGGTACACGTTTGTTCATAGGAAAATATCCTGGCTCATTGGGTAATAGTTTAAAAGCTTTGGCCATTGATTCAGTTGGTTGGGCTGATGCAGTTGCATTGGCAGTAGGAGCTCGATCAGCAGATCAAACATTATTTATGGACAATTTTGATTCAGCACCTGGTACATCAACATCCATGGCAAATGCAAATGGTGGTTTAACTACTGGTTTGGATGAGATGCACATTCTAGTTGTTGATGAAGATGGATTGTGGTCAAACACACCCGGCGAAGTATTAGAAAAATTTGCTTTTGTAAGTAAAGCATTGGATGCAAAGAAAATTGATGGTTCAAGTAATTATGTTTCAACTGTTTTGCGTAATGAATCAAAATATATTTGGGCAGGACTTCCAGCACAGTTTTCAACTTTATCAGTCGATACTGGTGGAAGTTATGTTGATGCAGGAAGTGTCATGGCAGGTAGTCTTTTTAAACGATTAAATCATGCAACAGTTGGTAAACGAATTATTGGTGGTTCTTTAACACTTGGTGTTTCAGATAATGTTTATGGTGCTGGTAATTTAACAAGTGGATTGTTACGAGCAGCAATAGATTTATTTGCAGAACCAGAAGTTGTAGACATTACACTTTGGTTAGGTGGAATGGCTGATACTGCTGATGGACAATACATTAAAGGAAAAGCAGAAGCACGAAAAGATTGTGTTGCATTTGTATCTCCTAATTCTGCATCTGTTGTTAATGCTGGAACTGGACAAGTAGCTGCACTTAAAGCAGATAGTACAACTCTTGGTTCTTCTAGTTATGCTGTAATGGATGGAGCATGGAAATATCAGTATGATCGTTATAATGATGTTTTCCGTTATGTTCCAATGAACGGAGATATTGCTGGTCTTTGTGCAAGAACAGATTTCACGAATGATGCATGGTGGTCACCTGCTGGTATGAATCGTGGAACGATTAAGAATATTGTTAAACTTTCTTGGGAGCCAACAAAGGCAGACCGAGATGAAATGTATAAAAATAATATTAACCCAATAATTACCATGACAGGTGCGGGAGTTCTTTTATGGGGTGATAAGACAATGCAGACAGTTCCGAGTGCATTTGATCGAATTAATGTACGAAGATTGTTTATTGTTTTGGAGAAAGCAATTTCTATTGCTGCAAAGGCTATGTTATTTGAGTTTAATGATGAATTTACAAGAGCTCAATTTGTTAATTTGGTTGAACCCTTCTTGAGAGAAGTCCAAGGACGCCGTGGTATTACGGACTTTAAAGTAGTATGTGACGGTTCAAATAATACTGGACAGGTTATTGATACGAACAATTTTGTTGGTGATATTTATATCAAACCATCACGTTCTATCAATTATATTCAGTTGAACTTTATTGCCGCTCGTTCTGATGTTTCTTTTTCAGAAATCGGTGGTTAATCGTATAAATACTATTAAAACTTAAAGGAGTTAAAAAATGGCTACAATTTCTGATTTCAAAAATAACTTTAGGGGTGGCGTTCGACCGAACCTGTTTCAATGTTCTATTACTGCACCAGCATTTGGGCAGATGGATTTACGGTTTTTGGGAAAAGCTACTCATATCCCTGCTTCCACGATTGCAAAACTTGATGTACCATTTCGAGGTCGTACTTTGGCCATTCCCGGTGATAGAACATTTGATGATTGGACAGTAACAATTTTAAATGATCCGGATTGGCAAAATCGAACAGCGATGGAAGAATGGATGAATCAAATTTCTAATCATTCACAAAATACGAGTTCTTTACCTGCTGCTGGTGTTTATGGACAGGGTACTGTACAGCAACTCGGCCGAAGTGGAAACACAATTAGAACATATCGTCTACAAGATATTCTGCCTACTCAAATTGCTCAAATTGAATTGACAATGGATGCTGCTGGAACACCTGAAGAATATGCAGTAACATTTGCAGTCAATAATTGGACTGTTGATGGTGCTGGTATGGATGGTTCTTCTACTAATGGTGTTGATATTAACATTAGTGGTTCTATCAATCTTGGTGGAGTAACAATTGGTGGTAGTGCTAATTTCTAATTTTGAAAAGGGGGAGATATCT